GCATTACGAGTCGCGATCCCCTGCGTTAAAGCAGAAGCAGTGCCAACGTCGGCCCGGGCCTGGTCGATAAGCGTCTTATCCGTCTGTGCTTTTTGGATAAGCTGCTCTTCAAACTTACGGTAGTTACCAACGTAGTCCAAGTACTCTTGGCGAGTCAGATCAGCGTACGCTTTTTCTGGATCAGAGACTTCTCGCAAACCAGAGCTAAACGCTCCGACTTGCGCCTGCTGCTGCATCCGCAAGAGTTCTTCAACGCTCAAAGAAGACAATGAAGAGGTAGCCATTATTTACCTCCCCTGAACAATGGTTCGTCGGAACTGATCGAGACTAGGTGTGTTGGAGAAGTATCCAATAGTCCCATCAGGCCGCACCATCGGGGTAGACATGACCGGCATAGCCGGCTGAGTAAAGAGAGGGGCAGCTATGCTCAAAGAGCCGCGATCGGCAGGGATATTTCCAGCAGCAGTTCCATACGTGCTGTAGGCAAGGCGATCTTTCATACTACTAACCGAAAGACCGGTCTTTGGATCCTTTGGAGTGAACCAAGTACCGCCGCTTGCTTTGTTCTCGGCGGCTTTTGCAATGGCCGCTCCCGCTACTTGGCCAGCGGCTGACTGCTTAGCAAGAGCTACCTGCTGATTAGCGCGAGCCTTCTCAAGCGCACTAGACGTCGCGAGCCGACTGGCCTGCGCCATACCGGTCTGCGCATCAGCCGCTTGCCCACGAGCAGTCCCTAAGACGCCTGACTGCATGGTGTTTTGAACCTGCTTTGCAGCAACGTTCGCTTCCCCAAGCTGACCTGTAAGCGCCTGAGTCATGTCGCCAGCCGAATCTGCAGCAGCCGCTCGTTCGTAACTGGGGGTAGATAGCGATTGCATGACGTCAGCGTTTGCACGCCCGCGCAGTGTGGACTGCACGTCTTCAGTCATCGACTTATCGCGCATCTGTTGGAGCAGCGGATCATACTTCTGCTTGAAGTATTCGTACTCAGCCATAGCTACCGAAGCGGATGCTTTCTCCGCCTCACTTGGCTTGTAGTCAGCAGCTTTCGGTTTGCTAGCCACTATAGTTCCCTCGTATACACAACAGTGTCGACCACCCAACCATTAGATTCTAAATGATGCATCAGCCCAAGAAATGGAGACCTAGTCTCTAAGTAACTATACCCCGCTTCACGAGCTACACGCTCAAAAAACGACTGGTACTTAGCCACTAGACTATTACCTTTCTCCTTAGCCCAAGCCAACCATAGAAACATGGTCTTCTTGTCAGTAAACGGGTCTACCTCAGTAGTCGAAACAACAAAACCTTCATTCGTAACCCACAACACAGCAGACCTTTGTATACACAGCGCGTATACATCTTCAGGCCTATAGGTAAGTGTCCTAGCGTTGCGTAGGATCTCTTCGACCCCGCCTCTAACCCAATCCCACTCTTTACGTATATCAGCAACTACTGGTTCAGCCGCCGTTACCGTACCGGTTTCTTCGGCGCGAGTAGGGTGAATGGATTCCGCCATAAGACACCTTCCTAGCAATACCAACATCAGCCTGCCTGGCCCGCTTATCCGCAGCAATGATACCCTCATTGAAGAGGGCGCCATACACCTGTGCCCCTGCAAAATCGGTCCATTCCTTACTAGGAAGGCGAAGCAGGCGGTACAGTGCTCCGTTAACAATCGTGTCTCGATAGTCCGACATCAACTCATCGTCAGCGGAAAGCGATGCCTGCGTCGGCTTTAACTGCGCGCGCAGGATCACCCCGCCGACCTTCGTAACATTCGGTACGGGTACGATCCAGAACAACGACTGGCTTACCTTGATGTAGTACTCAGGCGTTCCACGGTTAGCCGCATCCCGCCAGCTCGGCTTACGCTGTTCGAGCAAAGCCGTACTAATCGGGTCGAGGTCCTTACCGTCGTAGATCGCCCACATAATTCTGTGGACAACGGTGTCCGTAGGCGGCTCTAGATCGTACTCAAAGGTTCCAACCCGGGTCGTAACAGCATCGAGCTCAGCTTGAAGGACTGCTGCCTTCTCACAGAGCTCGATGGTAGCCGCCCGGATGTTGTTTTCAATCAACGTGTCCGGGCACCCCGGTACCATCGGGATTATTTCCGACAACAACGACTCGTAGAGCGTTGCCATGGTCTATTAGCCTACGGGCGGCGCAGAAATCTGCGGGACTCGCGGAACGCTGTTGCTACTGTAGTTAGGCGAAGTAAGAGCATCAACCTGGCCCTTGCCAGTGATTGACGACATAAACAGCTGGAAGTGCGAAGCCGCACGCTGGTTGTTACCCGCATACTCCGCGTCCTTCATGTACGCCATGTACAGAACGTAGTTCATGACAGCGTTAGCAAAAATATCCGGGATATCCAGGTTCCCGTTCTGCGCCACTGTCGACGGATTCGCCGAGTAGATGATCTCTACAAAGGCAGACCCACCAGACGAGGCAACCCCGGGGTAAACGTAGAAGTTACGGGGGTTCTGCTCGTCATAGACGTAGTGCTTAACGGTCAGCACATGTGCTGCGTCCCCAGAAACAGTGGGGTCGTGCCAATCGGGGGTCTGGGCGTCAAGCACTTCTCGCGACACAATACGTACCGCACGCTTGCCGAGTCCGTTAGTGGCGGCCGACATATTGCGCACCACGCGCAAAAGCCGATTACCGTCGTTCGGGATCTCCTGCTTGGTGCCCGGTGCCAGGGTCACCGTCGTATTTTTTGCCGAAGAGTCAGGCTTAAGGAGCGCAATCTCACGCTGCGCATCGTTAACCCAAAGGACCAATTCATCGACAACCGGCCAGCGAACACCAGTGGTGTCCTGAAGGGTCTTCTGAACGCGGTCGACTACGCTTTGTACGGTAACGGCCATGGCCTACCTCACGATTTGATAAACAAACCCCAAGCAGCCTCTCGGTCCTCGGTGCTGACATTCCGGCCAGCAACCCGATTTACGGCAGCCGCCTTGGGTGTCCCGTCTGCCTTAAAGTCTTCTGGGTCCGCCTGTTCGACCAGCTTTTCGATTGCGGTAACGACGTCGTCAAGAACTTTGACTACTTCGACCTGATCGATCAGCGGGTCTTCTTTCGCAGGGGCCGGCGCAGGAGCCGGTGATGCTTTCCCAGTGCCTACTTGCTTAGCTCCAAGCTGAAGCAATTGAAGTCCGATTTCATCGGACAGTTCCCGTTCTTCACCGGGAGACAACAGTACGACTGCACCGCTAAGGGTGGCTACTCGAATCTCGTGATCAGAGAATACCTTCACGAGTACTCCTCGTTAAAAACGAGGGCCCCCTCGTGTTGAGGGGGCCCCCTAGGCGGCTTACTGAGCCGTATCGAGAGCGATCACGCCAAAGTCCTGGACGTTGGCAGTGACATCGCTGTTGTACTTCGGCTTACGGAGACCGAAGATCTTGCCGATCGAGATACCAGACTGGTTCTGGTAGTCGAAGGTGTCTTCGACGATATCCGGCAGACCGATGTCCGCCATGGCAAGAGCCTGGGCGCCGCAGAACAGAGCACGCGCACCAACGATGTTGGCGTTCGCACCCCACTTGTAGCCAGCCGCACCGGCGTTAGCCGAGGTACCAGTCGTCGCACCAGAGGTGTTAAACACATGGCGGAACTCGTGGACCATCACGCCGTCAACCATCAGCGAGCTCGAACCCGCGAACAGCTGGTTGCTCGGACCGCGGATGCCAGCGTTACGCACGTTGGCAAGGAAGTCCGAATCAAGCTTGAGCGAGGCCATCTGCTGCGGAGTAACGAAGAGATGGAACATCTCGTCGTTGCCAGCGCTACGCACGCCACGGATATACTGATCCTTGGCGTAAGCCTTGAGGTCGACGATGTGCCGATACTTCAGCTTATCCGTCGCCGTCACAGCCGTCGTGTCGCCAGCGACAAGGTTGTCGCCCGAAACTCGGCGGTGGCGCGAAGCCGTCGGGGCCGACACGTCAGAGGCGAACTCGAGGTTTGACAGGTTCTGGCCCGAGGCCAAAACGCTGCGAAGCGCACCGTTCGTCTTGTGCGTGTACGCCACACCGGCAAGCGTAAGGAACGAAAGCTGGTCAATACGATCAGCCATCGCATACGCAAGCGCGTCGCGGCTCGTCTCACGGAAGTTCACCACGCTCTTCTGGTCCGCAAGGCGACCGGCAATGCGGTTCGCAAAACGGAGCTGGTCGAGCTCGATGGTGATGTCGTAAGCGCGGAGCGCCTCTTCATTACCCTCGAGGGTGCTGTCACCCGTCACACCGTCACCGGTCATGTCGGCGAGCAGCGTGATAACAGCCTTCGTGCCCTTGTCCGACTTGGTCAGCTCAGTGACACGCGTGATCATCGCGTTGGAACCCGAACCAGCGAACTGGTTCACAAACGACATATTGCGAGCGACGCGCCAGAAATCACGGCTCCACGCCGTGAGTTGTTCACTAGTCAGCGCCGCAAAATTAGTAAGAGCCATTTGGCTTCTCCTGTATAAATTGCGTTACAAAATCCAGTAATGCACCTGCATTACCAGGCTATTGCCGACTTCTTTGGTGCGGCTAACCCGTTCTCCCGTATCGTGGGGTAACGACTTAGCGCGTGTTCACGAGACGCGATCTCGGCGGGTTTAACGCCTACGCAGGCGGGGTTCAAACACGTTTTTTACGTGTGCGACACGGCTGGATATCGTTCCAACGGACGAGTTCAGTTGTAGATTAACAACAGATTATAAAGTTCGCAACTAGTATTTGCTTTTTTTACGCGGCCCACTAGCAGTTTTCTTCAGGCATTTTCCCGCCTTAGCGCAGCGAGAGGGCGTTGGGCAGTTAGGACAGGGTTTCATACTCAACCTCGGTTCATCTTGCGGAGGGTCATAGCCAAACGAGCGCGCTGGCCAGTCTTACCCGGCTTCTTAGCCGCTGCACGCAGCTCTTTAGCCGGGATCTTTTCGTCCTTCTTAACGCCCATGCTCTTACGCAGGGCACCGGGCTTCTTAATCGCGTCCTTGATCCAGTTCTTAGCCATTACTTCCCCCTTACCATTTAACTTTATCCGCCCAGTACGCAGCAGACATCTTGCCCCTAGCAATATTCGACGCGTGTCTGGCTTTGAACGACTCTCGCCGGTTGCGATAGGCTTCCGACTCCCCCTTTTTACGGGGGGAGCCGCTGACGCCCTGCTGTCCGAAGCGAATCGTCTTAACTTGGTCACCAGACTTAGCCACAACTACGTGGCTTTTTGTCGGGTGGCTAGGTGTACGCTTAGGTTTGTTGTAGCCAGAGACACCAGCTCGGGCTAAACGCGGGTCACGCGTAGCCATCAGACGACATCTCCACGCAGCCGCTTCAGCGTAGCCGCTGGGAGGGCATTAAACTCGTCCTCAGTGAGGGTAGAGATGTCAAACGCCTTCTCACCGCGGGACGCAGAACTTTCACCGACGAGCTGAGGCGGCTGTGATTCAGCCACTTTAAGCTTTTTAGCGACGTCCGCTCGCTTCTTAGCGACCTCATCGACCACCGCCGGCTTAGCGGCGGGTGTAGCCGCAAGAGACGGGGCTTCAGGGGTGCCCATGTCGACCAAATCGTACTCACGGAGTACGAACTTGGCCGCCTTTGAGAGTGCAGCGACAGGATTTTCGCCCTTGACTATAAATGCGTCACGCAGATCAATCACTTCCTGCGTATATTTCTCATTAAAGTCGGGGCTGTTGCGGTCGAAAACCGGAAAGTTCGTCTCCAACTCCGCCGCAGCCTGCTGCAAAGCCGACATCTGCTGGCTCTGAGTGACCTTTTGCTCAACTTTTTGGGTCAGCTCAAACTCAAGCTGAGCTCGTTCTGCCTTACGGATCTCCGCTCGGAGCGCCGCAGCCTTATCATGCTGCCCGTCGAGCACCATGTTCTGATACTCCACCTCTTTTGAGGCGAAATCATAGGTGTCCGGAGCAGTTTCAATGGCGGTTTTCGCTGCCATTAGGTCATCGAGCTGCTTCTGGAGCGCCTTCTGTTTAGCCAACACCTCGTCTAGGCGCGACTTAGGCACCATCTTCTGCTTGGTCTCCGGTTCCGGAGCCTTCTTCACCTCGGGCGGAGGCGCCTCTTGAGCGACCGGTTCAACAACCGGTTCAACCTCAGCCTGCGGCTCCGGCGCTGCAACAGGTTCCGGTGCTTCAATGGCCGGTTCCGTGGCCGGTTCTGCAGCGACAGCCTGTGGCTCAGTGTTCTCACCCAGCCCAAAGTTAAAATCAAACGCCTTTTCCGGGGCTGGCTCGATGGGGTCCGCTCCGGGCATCACATCAAACGATACTTCCTTCTTCTCTTCCGTCATACCCAATCTCCTATTGTGGGGTCATCGGCCGCATATTCGGGATGGGTCGCGG